GGACGACCTGGCGCTCTGCTCCGGGGACTACCTGCTCTGCCGCCGCCGCCAGGTCTGGCGCGGCTACACAAGTGACGGGGGGAGCCGCTTTGAGCACAAGCGCTACCCAGGGATCGCCATGGGTCTGCACGGCCTGCACGACTGGTGGTACGCCCGCCTCACCGCTGCCGGTCTCGTCGAGGAGGGCACCACGTCCGGCCAGCGGATGCACAAGGCACGCCACTCCGCGGGCCAGCGTGTTCTCGACCGGACCGGCAACCTCAAGGCCGTCCAGCGCCTTCTGGGGCACGCCTCGATCTCCACGACCGCCGACGTGTACGTCGACTGGGACATCGAGCAGCTTGCCGAGACGATGCGGGTGACCCTTGGCTGACCTGCATCTCGTCCCAGATCCGCCCGAGCCCGAGCGCCAGTCGCTCGTGGGCGAGTACTGGCCGCTTGCCGCGATCCTCGTGATCATCGTCGCCTCCTTGACCATCTGGGCGCTGCAGCCTCCCGACCACACGGCGCAGCCGCCCGGCTACCACACCTGCGTGGCGAGCGACTGCTGATGGATCCGCCGATCCCAGGGCCCGAGCGCCGCGCCATCCAGTCCCTTCTCGACGTGGTCGAGGAGATCTCCCTCGGCCTGGCCCACGGCCAGATGCCCGAGCCCGAGTGGGCCGACACGGTTGCCGAGACCTTCGCCAAGCATCGGCGCGAGCTGATGGGCGAGATCGTCGCCTGGCCTCAGCACGACGAGTGAAGATCCTGTGTGTCTGTGACCGCGGCATCTCGCGCAGCCCGACCATCGCCGCCCTGCTGTCGAACAAGGGCCATGAGACGCTGGCCGTCGGCGTCGACACTGCGAGCAAGGAGACCCTGGCCATGCTGGACGAGTGGGCCGAGCTGATCGTCTTCACCGACCAGCGCCAGATCTCGTGCTTCCCCCAGGCCGAGGAGTTCCTGCTCTGGGTGATCCCCGACCAGTACGTGCGGCCACACAACCCGCTGCTGCGCATAAGAGTCCTGCACGAGATCCGGGACTCCAGTCTGTGAGCACCTTCTACGACACCCCCGACCACTTCCACCCCTACGAGTGCAACGGGCCTGGTCACTGCCTCCATTGCGATAGGCTCGTCACGCCGAACCACCACCCCGACCACTGCGCTCTCTGCCAGTGGCCGAGCGAGGAGGAAGAGATGACCGCGATACAGGACGCTGCCAGCAAGCTGAAGGAGATCGCCGCCGCCATCGGTGCGCTCGACTTCTCCGAGGAGGCCGAGGCGATCTCCGCCGCCGTGGCCTCGATCCAGCAGGAGCTGCAGTCCGTTGCCGACGCGCTGCTCGGTGCCGAGCCGGGCGAGGAGCCCGCCGAGCCCAGCGGGGACGAGAACGTCGACCTGGCCGCTGCCGGTGGCGCTGCCGAGCCCGTCGAGGAACCTCCTGTCGAGTAAGGACCCGATCGCGGCCGACACCAACGCCTGGATGCGGCCGAAGAAGAAGCGGGCCAGCAACCTCCCCGCGCTCTCGTCGACGCTCGTGCGTCTCGCACACCGCCTCGACCGGACGCCGGAGGAGCTGGCCCGCAGCTACCCGAAGGACACCACGCGCCGTCTCAAGTACCCGGTGCTGGAGTTCGACGAGGGCGGCGGCAAGACCCGCTACCAGCACGACCTCGGGATCCGGGAGGGCGTGCGCTCGACATGAAGACCGGCCACAAGCTGGGGGCCCTCAAGGCCCTGCCAGCCAAGATCAAGGTCCACGAGGAGATCGGCCACCCGATCACCATCACCTGGCCGCTGATCACGCAGGGCGAGATGCCCGAGCACACCCAGAAGCTGTACGCGATCCTGGGTGTGCTCGTGCGATTCGTCTAGGCAGCCTGCTGGGCCATCAGATCGTTGAGGTGCTTCTGCGCCTTCTCGATCTTCTCGGCCAGCGTGAGCGCCTGCGAGCCCGGATTCGGGTTGAGGCCGAGCGCCGTCCGCTTGGCGCGGTGCAGCTCGTCGAACTCGTCCTTGTGCTTCTTGATCAGCTCGGACTTGGCTTCGTTCGATGCCTGGATGCCGAGCTTCTGCTTCTCGGACTGTGCGGTCATCCTGTGACCTCCTTTCCTCTGAGATGCCCCAGCCTACCCCAGGAGGGTTCGTGGAGCTGACCAAGTCCCCGGCTGTTGCCGCGCTGGCCGAAGAGATCCGGCTGATGCTGGTGCGTGAGGCAGCCCAGCGCGACCCCAAGGCGCTGATCAACGAGATCCGCTTCTTCGATCCCTCGCAGGCCGACGCCGACCAGACCGCCCAGCACAACGCCTGGATCGAGTTCAAGATGTACCCGCCCAAGACCTGGGTCGAGCCGATCGAGCCGATGCCGGGCGGCGAGTGGGAGTTCAGCAAGGCCGGTACCGAGGACTGGTACTGGCAGACGCTGCTCGTCGACTGGTGGCACGACCCGGAGAAGAAGAAGTACCTGATCCTCAAGGCGCGGCAGCTCGGCGTCACCCTGCTGGCCTGCGCCTACGTGCTCTGGCTGATGCTCTACCGGCCCGGCTCCTTCAGCGTGGCCTACAGCTACGAGGAGGGCGAGGCCAAGAAGCTGATCCAGGCAGCCTGGGCGATGTACATGGCTCTTCCCGAGACGCTGCGCTCGCACGTCAAGGTGCTGACGCCGTCGCGCTCCGAGGAGCCCGCCGAGTGGATCAAGCTGCAGCACGGTGACGGGCGCATCTCCGGCTTCCAGGCGCTGCCCGCCACCAAGCGCCACGGTCACGGCTCCAGGGTGAGCTTCGCCATCATGGACGAGGTCGCCCGGATGGACTATGCCCGCGAGATCTACACGGCGATCAACCCGGCCACGACCAGGGGCCGGGCCAAGCTGGTCATGATCTCCACGGCTGCCGGTGTCTCCAACCTGGAGACCGGCGTCGGCAACTACTTCCACTGGCTCTACCACACTCGGCGCGAGAAGAAGCTGGAGTACCGCTTCCTGCCCTGGAACCTGGAGCCGACGCGGGACGAGGCCTGGTACCAGGAAGAGGCCATGAAGCTCGACGAGGTCGAGCGCAACCAGCAGTACCCGCTGACCGAGGCGGACGCCTTCATGCTCTCGGGGCACCTGTACTTCGACAGCGATGCCCTGAAGTGGTACCGGCGCGAGATCATGCGCCCGATCTTCACCGGCCAGTTCGCCGTGACCGGCAGGCGCAGGGCCAAGTTCGTCCACTTCAAGGACGGCTCGATCGACATCTTCACCAAGCCCGCTCCCGAGCGTCCGTACGCGCTGGCCGTCGACTGCGCCACCGGCCGGGGCTCGGACTTCACCAGCGCTCACGTCATCGACCTGGAGTCGGGGGCGATCGTGGCCGAGTTCCGGGCCAAGATGGAAGCGCCGCGGGCGGCGATCCAGCTCCACTACCTGGGCCGCTGGTACAACGAGGCCAAGATCTGCGTCGAGCGCCAGGGCGGCTACGGCGATGCGCTGATCATCGCGCTCAAGGACGGAACCCAGAATCTGCCTGCATACAGGCGGGTCTACCGGCACAAGAAGTTCACCAGGGGCGACCGGCCGATCGCGGAGGAGTACGGCTTCCCGATGGGCCTGAAGACGCGCTCCCAGGTCCTGACCCAGCTCGCCAACTGGATCCGCCTGCGCCAGTTTCCCTTCGTCAGCGCGGGCGACATCAGCGAGCTGGGCACGTTCGTCTACGCCGAGACCAACCCGAGCCCGCGGGCGATGGCGGGCTGCAACGACGACCGGGTGATCTCGCTCGCGCTCTGCGTCGAGATGTTCCGCCAGGACGGCCGCATGCCGTCGAGGCCCAGCCTCGTGAAGAAGACCAAGTACCGGGGCAGCCCGGTGCGCACGCACTAGAGGAGGACACATGTCCGCACTCGGACCGATGGCAGGCCCGCCGCCGCAGGCGCTGCCGATTCCGCCCCAGCTCATGGGAGGCCCTGGCGGGCCTCCAGTGGGCCCAGGAGGCGACGGCGACCCCGGCGGTGCCGGAGAGGACGCGGCGGAGGCCGCTGCGCTGAAAAGGGCAGCCAGCGCCTTGGAGCAGGCCTTCAAGGTCGAGAGCGATCCGGCCGACAAGGCGGAGATCGCCAAGCTCGTCGCGGCCGTCCACAAGATGCTGGCCGGTCGGGCCAAGGAGGTCGACCAGGCCGTCGGCGTCGGACCGGGGCTGAAGCTCGCCCAGCGGATGGCGCGATAGATGGCCGTCGCTCTGGCCACCGTCGACGGCGAGGCCGACGCGCTCAGCGTCGTCCAGCGCAAGTACGGCGAGGCCCAGAAGAGCCACGGCGCGTTCGTGCGCCACTACGAGCGCGGAGAGCGGGCCTACCGCGGCGTGCTGCAGGTCAACTCGGACGCGGCCAAGTGGAAGCACAAGTACCACCCGCCCTACGCCTTCAACCTGCTGGAGACGATCGTCGGCAATCAGGTCGACCCAGGCCTGCCGATGGACATCCAGCCGAGCCCGAAGATCGGCATCTCGCAGGACGAGGCCAAGCTGCTGCTCGATCAGGTCGAGGCGGTTCAGGACCTGCTGCGCGAGGAGTACAAGAACGACGACATGGACCTGAAGCAGCGGCCGTTCTACCTGACCGCCGCGATCGGGGGCCGTGGCGTCCTCAAGTCGTACTGGAACTACACCAAGGGCGCGATCACCAAGCAGGCCGTGGGGCTGCGCGAGGTGCCGGACATGTACGGCGGCTCGATCCACGTCCCGACCCTGCAGGAGATCACCGAGGAGGGCGTGCTGCACGACCGCTCGACCTGCGAGGTCGTCGATCCGCGGGACTTCATCGTCCACGAGTCGGCCAGGACGCTCGACCCCTTCGACCCCGGCGGAGCCCAGTACGTGATCCACCGCTGCTGGTACTCCTTTGAGCAGCTCAAGATGCTGGAGCGCTCGGGATTCGTGTCGAATGTCGACTCCCTGAAGGAGACCCGCGATTTCCAGCAGAGCGAGTACAACGATCGCAGCTCCGAGGTCTTCCAGATCAACAAGCAGAAGGACCTGATCGAAGTCCTGGAGTACTGGGGCTTCCACGACGGAAAGGTGCAGCGCTGTTACATCGGCAATCGCCAGACCGTCCTGCGCGACTGGGAGGCCAATCCCTTCTGGCACGGCAACTACCCCTTTGTCGTGGCCAATTCGATGCCGCAGCCCTTCTCGACGATCGGAATGTCGGACATCGAGCTGATCGCGGAATTGCAGGAGATGTTGTGGGAGATCGCCAACCAGCGCTTCGACAACACCGAGCTGATCAACAACGCGATCTACCTCTTCCGCTCGGACATCGAGGACCCGGACGCCTTTGAGTTCTACCCAGGGGCTCGCTGGCTGGTCGACGACCCGAGCCAGGTGCAGCCGCTGACGCCGCCCTACCAGCTCATCGAGGCCACGCTGCAGACCGAGTCGCTGCTCAAGGGCGACCTGCAGAACATCACCAACGCCATGCCCTTCGCCTCGGGCACCGACTCGGCCACGGTCGACCAGAAGACTGCGACGGGCGCGACGATCGTGATGAACGCCGCCCAGCAGGCGCTGGCGTCGAAGAAGTTCCACGTCCAGCAGGGCCTGCGCAAGGAGGCCATGCTGCGGCTGAAGAACTGCCAGCAGTTCATCTCGGACTGGCGGCTCGTCGCCGTCGACGGGCCCAAGGGCCAGAAGGCGTTCCGGCAGATCTCGCCGCTGCAGATCCAGGGCGACTTCATCGTCGACCTGCGCCTCGTGGGCGAGTCCCAGATTCGCCAGGAGCGCCGCGCCGAGGCCAGTAGTGTCTTGCAGATGATGCAGCAGGTCTTCCCGCAGAGCTACGTCAGTGGCCAGCCGATCGACATGCATCAGGTGGTGCTCTGGTGGATGCGGCAGTGGGGTCTGGAGGACGAGGTGCAGGCCTTCTTTGAGCCCCAGCAGCAGCCGGATCCGAGCATGGCCGCGATGCTCATGGGCTACGCCCCGAAGGTCACGCTGCGCGGCATGCTCTCGCCCGGCCAGACCGGCGAGGCAGGCCAGTTCGTCGGCATCCAGCCCGACCAGGGCGGAGGCCTGCCGCAGCCCGGCGGGCCCAACGTGGGCGTCACCTCGGGTCAGGCTGTGGACGCCTCGCAGCCTAGCTCGGCCCAGGGCATGTCGGTCTCGCCCGCCCTCAACATGCAGCGCCTGCTGGCCCTGCGTGGTGGCCAGCGATGACCGACACGCCCGAAGAGGTTGCGGACTTCGTTGCCGAGCGGGCCAAGAAGGACCCGCGGGTCAGGCAGACGATCCGGGACGCGCACCTCTTCGACTCACTGAAAGACCACGAAGGTTGGAAGCGCTTGCGCGAGCACGCGGAGGCAGACCGGGAACGGTTCTTCGCCAAGCTGGCCAGGCGACTGATGAAGGGGGAGTCGGTTCCGCAAGGGGAGATCGACTTCAACCGCGGCTTCTACCAGGGCGTCGAGTGGATCCTCGGCCACCCGGAGCAAGCCGAGGCCAGCCTGGAGCGAGCTGCCCGCAAGGCGTGGCGGCTGGCCCAGGAAGAGATGGCCGCGCAGGCAGCCGAGTCAGACGGCTCGGTGTACACCCGCTAATCCCCAGGAGGGATCATGGGAAACCAGGAACCAGAGGGCACCGACCTCTCGCCGTCCGAGAGCGACATCAACACGGATAGCGGCTTCGGTGCAGCGCTCGCAGAGCGCGGGCTGGGCCCGATCGACGAGGCCCCGCGCAGCGACGAGGATCGGTTCGTCGAGCAGGCGATTCCGACAGTCCAGCCGCTGTCGCCCGACGCTCAGCCGCGGGTGCCGGTGCCACCGGAGGAGGCTCCGCCGGAGGACGGCGGGCAGGCCGAGCCCGAGCAGGATCCTGCAGTAGCGGCGTTCCTCGACCAGCATGACGGTGACGCTCAGGCAGCCCTGGCGGCGGCGCTCTCCGAGCGCGAGCACGCCCAGGGTCTGATCGGCCGTCAGGGCCAAGAGCTGGGCGATCTGCGTCAGCAGATGGCCCGGCTTGAGGGGCGTCTCGACCAGGCCACGATGGGCGCTGACGAGCCCGTCCCGGAGCCCGTCTCGGAGGAGACGGTCGCCAGCCTGGAGAACATGTTTGAGGAGCAGGGGGCCAACCAGGCGATGAACTGGCTGGCCGAGAACCGGCCCGATCTGATCGAGACCGGGATCCAGGTCTGGGCGGAGCAGGATCCGTTCCAGGCCGGACGGTTCGCCTCGCGCTACGACAACTTCCTCCAGGAAGAGCAGGCGATGGAGGTGCAGGCCCAGCAGCCCCAGCCCGGACCCGATCCGGTGCTGGAGCAGATGCGGGCCCGCGAGCAGTTCACGATGCTGGCCGACGGGGCTCGTACCCAGCTCGGCGTCAGCGACGAGGACTGGCCCATCGTGCGGGAGCAGGTCGTACCCGCGTTCAACGACCCGAACACCAGCCCGCTGATCAAGAACGCCATCGCCAGTCCCGACCCCCAGCAGCAGTTCCAGGGGATGATCGAGATCGTGCGAGTCGCCCACGGGCGGGCCGTCGCCGGAGCACAGCAGTCGGCGGAGGCCCAGGCCCAGCAGGCGGCGGCGAGCGAGGCCGAACAGCGCAAGCTGGGAGCCCAGGTCGCCACCGGATCCCTCCGCCCGGCGCAGGAGGGGAAGTCCGTTGCCGAGATGACGAGCGAGGAGCGGATCCAGCTCTTCAAGCAGTCACTTCTCTCAGCGCCCTCAACCTCGATCGCGGACGGCCTGACCGGCCTGGGCTGATCGGGTGGCTCCTGCGGGGTCCGGTTCGCCGGGCAGCTCTCGACAGGGAGTGCCGTCAACGACGGCCAGAGGCTCTGCCAACCTCACACCTCGTAAGGAGTTAGAGCAATGGCTCTCACGACCCTGACGGGGCAGGTGGACGACAACACGATCCTGAGCAACGAGCGTGTCATCGACATGAGCGATGTCATCCCGATGCTCGACCCGGACGTGACGCAGTTCACGACGATGCTGATGAAGGTCTCGTCGTCGAGCTGCTACAGCTCCAAGGTCGAGTGGCTGGAAGACCAGCTCTTCCCCCGCCTGTCCTCCGTTCTCTCCGGTGGTGCGACCGAGGCTGCGGCCATCACGGTCAACACCGGAGAGGGTGCGTACTTCCGCGCAGGTGACATCGTGCGCAACGCCAAGACCGGCGTGGCGTTCCGGGTCATCTCCGTCGCGGGCGACGTGCTCACGATCGGGAACCACCTCGGCCGGGTGGCCTTCGCGGCCAACTCGGCGGCTGACCAGCTCCTGATTCTCGGCAACGCCGCGATGCAGGGAGACACGCTCGGCACCCGCAAGGTGCTGCGCCGGGTCAACCAGTTCAACTACACCCAGATCTTCCGCAACCCGTACGGCTTCACGCGCACGCTGATGGCGTCGAAGCTCTACGGCGGGCCCGAGCCCGACAAGGAGCGGAAGAAGAAGGCCACCGAGCACAAGCGCGGGATCGAGTACGGCCTCTTCTGGGGAGCCCGCAACCTGGACACCACGGGCACGCACCCGGTGGGTGCCATGGGCGGGCTTTTCGAGTTCGTGACGACCAACGTCAAGGCTGCCGGTGGCACGCTCACCAAGGCCAACCTCGACCTGTACATGAAGGACCTGCTGCAGCACGGCACGCAGAACGTGGTGCTGTTCGCCAGCCCCGTCGTGGGCATGGCGATCTCGGGCTTCCTGCGGGACGCCTGGCAGCCCACGGTGACCGACGCCCGCCTCTGGGGGGCCAAGGTCGACGGGTTCATCTCCGGTGCCTACGGGTTCCGGGTGCCGGTCATCATCAAGCGGGACTGGAACGACTTCAGCACCGCGAACAGCCAGTACGGTGGCTGGGCGTTCCTGGTCGACATGGACAACGTCGAGCTGCGCAAGCTGCGCGACACGTCTCTGCTCCGTGACCGCCAGTCGAACGACAGCGACTCCTACGACGAGGAGTACCTGTCCGAGCTGTCGTGCATGGTGCAGATCGAGCAGTCCCATGGCATCATCACGGGAGTGACGGGCTAGTCGGAGCATCCCACTCCTCGCCCGTCGCAGCCGGGGGGCCGACTCCCAGCCGCAGGTTCCACAGACCCCACGCATGGCCTCGGCCCCTCGGTGCCACCTTCGACCCCAGGAGGGTCTCAATGCGCTGTCTCAGCCCACACGCTCGCTACTCGATCAACGTCTTCGACGCCCAGGAGCAGATCGTCACCGACGCCCGTGGCTACGCCCACAGCCGCCCGATCGGGCTCCAGGTCATGGCCAACTTTGAGGTCACCGGGCTGCTCGACTACGAGGCCGACCTGGCTCTGTCGAGCTTCAGCTTCTCGGGCCTTGCGGAGGGCGTGAACCCACTGACCAAGATCGGCGTCTTCGACACCGAGGTCTACTGCCTGCGCTACCCCGAGAACGAGCGGGACGAGATCCAGGCCCAGATCGAGCAGCGCATGCGCGAGCTGGCCAAGATGCACCCGAGCCAGTTCATCGTCGTCGAGACTCCGACCGCGCCCAAGCCGTGGCCGAAGTACGACGAGGACGGGATCGAGGGCGTGCTGGCGGTGCAGCAGCAGATCGGCACCGACCCGACCATCGTCCGCCGCTACGAGGAGGAGAACGCGAAGCGGCCCGAGATCATCAAGGCCATGCAGGCCCTGGAGGGCACCGATGTCGAAGAGACGCCGGAAGAGATCGTCGTCGAGACCTGATCCGGTCAAGCCGGACCAGCTCGCGCCCGGCATCGCCGCGGGCTACACCGAGGGCGTCCCGGCGGACAGGATCGACGAGGAGCTGCCGTCACGGCGGGACGAGCCCTTCGACCTGCGCCTGCTGAAGCAGCCGAAGACGGTCGAGGGCACCCGCGTCCCGCTGCCCCGCTTCCTGGTCGAGGACGAAAGCTCGGAGCTGTGGACGCCGGGGCGGGGGCGTACGCAGCGCGGCGTGCGGATCACCCTCGCGCCCGAGACGCTTGCCGCCATGAAGGCTGGCTGGATCTGCCTGCGCTGCATGGAGCCTCAGGACGAGGCCTTCCCGGTGACCTGCCAGTCGCCCGAGGAGATGGCCTGCGACTACCCGATCCGGGAGCGCCAACTGAGGGACATCAAGATCGAGTACGAGGGCGAGCGGCAGCTCGGCCCGAGCCCGATCGAGGGACACTCGGAGGGATCCTTTGGCCCGTCTTAGAGCAAAGCAGCGCAAGGCGCTGGCGACTTCCAGCTTCGCCATTCCGAGCACGCGCTCGTACCCGATCCACGACCGGAGCCACGCTGCGAACGCGCTGGCCCGCGTCTCCCAGTTCGGCTCGTCCGCCCAGAAGGCCCAGGTGCGGGCAGCCGTGGCCCGCAAGTACCCCGGCATGGGCCAGAAGAAGCGGGCGGCGAAGCGTGCTCTCGGCCGCTGAGGTCGTCGGTCCCGGCTACGGGTTCTGGCCAGGCGCTGTTCCGGGTGTCTACTCCTGGCCGGGGATGGTGCCCGGAATCACGCTGGCACCCGAGGGCTTCGTCCCAAGGGCCGCAGGAGCCGACGTGAGCGCTCCTGTGGGCATCGGAGCGCTCTCGGTGGTCTCCGGCTCCCTGAGCCCGGACACGCCCGAGACGGCGGATCTGGACGCCGCGGCGGCGGCGAGCCTGCCGCTCCGCTCCAGCGGCGTCGTTAGCGGGAGCCTGACCCCGGCATGAGCTACGCCCGGCGCTATCCAGGCGGCTTCGTCGACTACCCCGACGAGTCGACTCCGGCCGACAGCCAGTTCTTCAACGCCGTCGAGAGCGCCCTGATCGCGGGCGGCAGCGGCGGTGGTGGGGACCTGAACTACGTCTTCACGCAGGCCGTGCCCTCCGCGAGCTGGGCCATCTTCCATGGGCTCGGCAAGTTCCCTGCCGTCAACGTGGTCGACTCGGGCGGCAACGAGATCGTGCCCGACGTGCTCTACGTCGACACTGACCACGTCACCCTCTCCTTCGCCTCAGCGACCTCGGGAAAGGCGTACATGAACTGATGCCAGTCCTCGGTAACAACCTAGACTTCGCCAAGCTGGAGGCCCGCAACATGCGGGTCCAGAACCTCGGTGCGGCTCCGTCGACGCCGGTCACGGGGCAGCTCTACTACGACACCGGGACGAACACCCTCTACTGGTACAACGGCTCGTCCTGGGTGAGCGCGGCCGGTGGTGCGGCTTCGGACGCGACCGCCTCCAGCAAGGGCATCATCCAGCTCGCCGGAGACCTCGGTGGAGGCGGCACGGCCGCTGCGCCGGTCATCGCCAACGGGGCGATCGTCGATGCCAAGGTCGGTGCCGCTGCGGCTATCGCGGAGTCGAAGCTGAACCTCGCCACGGACGCTGCCGTGGGCACGGGCTCGCGCCGCACGCTCGGGCTCGGTGCGCAGCAGGCGATGCCGGGCAACACGGCGCTGAACGGCATCACTGCACCGTCGGCCGACGTGAGCTTCAACACGCACAAGGCGATCAACCTCGTCGACCCGACGAACCCGCAGGACGCGGCGACCAAGAACTACGTCGACGGGGTCGTGCAGGGCCTCGACGCCAAGGCCTCCTGCCACGCGGCCACGGCCGGGGCAAACATCACCACGCTCGCGGGCGGAGCGCCGAACACCCTGGACGGGGTGACCCTGGCAGCGAACGACCGCGTGCTGGTCAAGGACCAGACGACGCCCAACCAGAACGGCATCTACGTGGTCACGACTCTGGGCACGGGCGCGAACGGGACCTGGACGAGGGCCCTCGACATGGACGCCTGGACAGAGGTGCCCAACGCTTACACCTGGATCGAGAACGGCACGGTCAACGCCGACACCGGCTGGGTCTGCACGGCGGACACGGGCGGCACGCTGGGCACGACCTCGATCACCTTCACCAAGTTCTCATCTGCCAACCTCGGGGCCAACGCGGCCCAGTACTACAACAACGCTGCGACTCACTCGTCGAGCACCACGATCACGATCACCCAGGCCACCCACGGCCTCAGGTCGAGCCGTGGCATCCACGTCCAGGTGCAGGACAACACGACCGGCAACGTCGAGTTCCCGGATGTGTCGGTGGCCTCCAACGGTGACGTGACCGTGACCTATGCGGTCGCCCCGGCTGCGAACAGCAAGCTGATCACCCTGGTGGGCTGATGCCTGAGTTTCCGGGCAAGTTCCGGCTGCCCCGGCTCGCCAGCACCTTCCCGTCCAGCCCCGTGGCGGGCGAGATGTACTTCGACACGGGCTCCAGCCTGGTCTTCGTCTACAACGGCACGAACTGGATCCCGATCAAGCCGTACACCAAGCAGATCTTTACCAGCGGGTCGGGCACCTACACGACGCCTGTGAGCGCCAGGGCGATCTACGTCGAAATGGTGGGCGGTGGAGGCGGCGGGGGTGGCTGCATCGTCACCAGCTCCGGCCAGGTCGCGGCCGGAGGTGGTGGGGGTGGTGCCAGCTACTCGGCCTCGTTGATCGCAAATCCGGCTGCGACCTACGCCTATGTGGTCGGGGGCGGGGGCGCAGGCGGTGTCGCGGGCAACAATGCTGGCAGCGCCGGGGCCGACAGCACCTTCGGCGCGACGGTCGTCGTCGCCAAGGGGGGCGGTGGCGGGAGTGGCAACACCAGTGGTGCCGTGACCCAGGTCACGCAGGGCGGCAGTCCCGGAGTGGGCGCAAGCGGAACTGGCAACCTCACAATCGACGGTGACGGCGGTGGTGGTGCCATCTGTGTCGCAGCGCTTGCGGGTATCAGCGGTCCCGGCGGTGGTGCTCCCATCTTCGGGTCGAGAAGGAATGGGACCGCCTCGGCCGGTGCAGCAAACGGCCAGGCTGGCACCGGCTATGGCAGCGGTGGTAGTGGTGGCATCCGCACAGCCTCCACGGGGTCGCAGGCTGGCGGCGCGGGCTCAGGTGGTCTGATCGTCGTGAGCGAGTACTACTAGAGGAGGCTGAATGCCGAGTAGCACCCCGAACCTGGCCCTGCCGTATCCGTTGGCGGCTGACCCGGCCAACGTGCCCTCGGACATCCTGGCCCTGGCGACCAGGATCGACAACCTTGCGGGCTCGGGTGTCTTCTCCAAGGCTCCCACGCGCCAGGCGTTCTTCTCGGGCAGCGGCACCTACACGACGCCTGCGGGCTGCCGCGCCATCCTCGTCGAGTGCATGGGCGGTGGAGGCGGCGGGGGCGGCTGCAGCGTCGGCACCTCAGGACAGGTGGCCGGAGGCGGCGGCGGGGGCGGTGGAGGCTACAGCTCCGCGCTGATCGCCAACCCGGTGGCCAGCTACTCCTATCAGGTCGGGCAGGGCTGCGCGGGAGGTGCCGCGGGCAACAACCCAGGCGCGACTCCAACCGCGGCCAACGACACGATCTTCGGTGCCTCGCTGGTGGTGGCCAAGGCTGGATCTCCGGGGCAGGGAATGGCGAGCAGCACCACTGCTGCAACTTGTGCCGGAGGGGTTGGCGGAGTGGGCATCAGCGGCACGGGTGACGTGCGGCTCGACGGTGGTGACGGCGGTGCCGCCCTCATCTCCGCCCCGAGCATCGGTGTGGCGGGATACGGGGGTGCCGGAGCCATGTACGGCCAGTCCAGAGCTGGGAGCCCCTCCCTGGCTACGGGAGGCGGTACGGGGTACCGGGGGAGCGGTGGGGCTGGCGGGATCCGCACTTCGGCCTCAGGCTCACACGCGGGCGGCGCGGGCGGCTGGGGCATCATCGTCGTGACGGAGTTCTACTAGATGCTCAGGGGCGATCTGATCACCCGTGTGGCTCGCAAGACGAGCCTCGACTCGACCACCGGCAGTGAGGACTACAACCTGATCGCGGCCATGCTGAACGAGGCGATCGTCGAGATCCTGCTGCGCACCCATATCTACATCCAGCAGGTCGACGTGAGCCTGACGCCGGGCGTCTCCGACTACCGGCTCGACAGCTCGATCCTGGCGATCGAGAACCAGCGCGGGACGACGCCTGCGGGTCAGGGAGCCCCGGAGATCATCTCCACGGCCGAGATGATCGCTAGGCAGTCCACGAACGTACAGAACGCTGGCTGGCGGCGTGCGCTGTCCTCCGAGGGCAACCTGCTCACGGTCAACCCGACGCCGGACACGGGCGAGTCGCTGCGCTTCTGGGCGGTGCTGCAGCCGCAGCCGATGAACAACGATTCCAACGACCCGGCCGACCCGACCTACGGCGGCATCCCGACGCCGCACCGGGCGATCGAGTACTACGCCCTCTGGCAGCTCGCTGAGGATGTCGAGAAGGTCATCCCGTACGGGCCCAAGGACTACCACGACCAGTTCGTCTCCGAGTGCAGCCTGATGTCGAAGCGCAAGCACCACATGGGCGGACGCCAGCTCGCCCCGGCCACGATCGGCTACCCGACCTCCCGCCGGGTGCCGCTGCGCAACGACGTGTACCCGGAGCAGCAGAGGCGCTAGTGGATGTCATCCTCGCGGGCCGCAACTTCGACGCGGGACACAAGTCCGACATCGCCCGAGACCAGCTCCCGGTCGGAGCGGCCTACCGGATGGTCGACTGGATCCCCCAGCTCGGCTCGCCCGTGCGCCGCCGTGGCGGCTGGAACTACTCGACCAAGGACCTGAACACCAGCTCGGCCGTGACCAACGTCGCGGCGCTGGCCTGGGCTCCGTTCCAGGGCGACCCGCACTTGCTGCTCATCGGCAACAACGGCAAGGTCTTCACCGACCGCTACATGTCCGGTGTCGACGGGGCCTACGTCGGAGCGACCAGTTTCCCGGCGGTCTCGCACAAGCCGTTCTGGCACATGGACCTGCCGGGGATGATCCTGCTCTCCGGCGGCACCACGCCGTCGGCTCCGTACAAGTACACGAATCCGGGGCTCGCCCCTCTCGGTGGTACGCCGCCGAACGCCACCGTGGGTGCGGCCTACGGGGACTGGGTGCTGCTGGCCAACGGCTTCATCGGGTCCACCCGCTACGCCAACCGGATCTGGGTCTCGGCGGTCGGAGCGCCGGAGACCTGGAACACGGGCCAGGCCTTTTTCGACATGCCCGAAGAGGTGCTGCGGGTCGTGCCGCTCAGGAACATGATCCTGGTCTTCGGCTACCGGCAGACCTGGATGCTGACCGGCACCACGCCTCCCCCCGGCGGCGACTGGACGAAGTACGACCTGTATGCGCTCGGCACCATGGACGGGCGCTCGGTCGCCCAGTACCGCGACTTCGTGATCTTCGCCAACAACTCGGGCGTGTTCATGACCGATGGCTCGACGCTGACCGACCTGACCGACCAGGGCGGCATGAGCCAGCGCTGGCAGCAGCTCGTCGACACCTTCAACCTTTCGACCGGCTGGAGCGCTGCCGCGGGGATCTTCTCCGGCAACTACGTGATCGTCGTCCACGACCAGAGCGGCAACTTCGTCACCTGCCAGATCTGCGACATCGAGAAGCGGGTCTGGTTTGAGTTCAGCAACCTGCCCGCGGTCATGTTCGCGGAGCGCCAGTCGGGTGCAGGCACGGCCTCGGCCGACGGCCACGAGGAGCTGTTCTTCGCCCATCGCACCAAGCCGCGAGCGGGCATGGTCTCCTACTGCTGGGCTCCGCCCGACCAGGCCGACGCCGACGGGGCAGTCGTACTTCCTGTCTTGGAGACCCCCTTTTACAAGCTGCAGTCGCCTGGCTTGAAACAGTTCCGCAACGTCTGGGTCACCCACTACCTGAAGACGGTCACGAACTCGACGTACGCCAAGATGACGAGCACCTTCGCCACCTACTCGGCGGTGCTCTCGACGACCGGCTCGTACAACGTCCTGCTCCAGTACTGGGACTCGGGCCTGCTCAACCCGACCTTCCGCATCGAGCACATCCTGACCCCGGAGGACACGAGTTACGACCTCCTGGGGACGCTGCCCTCGACCAAGAAGGAGCAGCGCCGACCGATCTGGATCCGCAAGCGGGCGCTTGGGGTCGGGCTCAGGATCACCCAGACCCAGGCTTCGGACGACTCGACGCTGGCCGAGATCGAGTTTGAGGCTCGCTCGCTGTCCAGGAACAGGCGTGGCTAGGGCGAGGGCGAGCCAGCAGGCGTACCCACAGGGCAACGCTCAGAACCTGAACGATCGGATCTCGGCCTACCTGAAGAACCCGCTCAACTTCCCGCCGGAGCTGGGCCAGTGGGTGCGCTCCCAGATCGTGCGCAACCCGACGGTGAAGATCGACCCGTACCAGCTCCCGAACCTCGACAAGAAGCATGTCGTCGGGGCCACCAACGAGCCCGCCTTCCAGAACTCCTGGGCTGCGTACGGCGCGGGCTTCGATGTGCCGTTCTTCTACAAGGACAACCAGGCCCGCGTCTTCCTGCAGGGTGTGCTCGCGCTGGGCACGCTCGGGACTCCGGCCTTCACCCTGCCGGTGGGCTACCGGCCCCTGGGTGGCCAGGTCTCGCTCGCGGCAATCGCGGGCACCACCGGAGCCCCGGCCATCGCCCGGATCGACGTGCTGGCCTCTGGGCCGGTGACCATCTACGCGGCCAGCAACGCATTCGTCTCGCTCTCAGGTCTCTCGTTCCGCATCTCGTAAAGGAGTCGACATGGCAATGGTCTACGACGGTGGTGGCGGGCCGGTCCCGTCGCCGGTTCCGCTCGGCGGCGGTGGCATCCACTGGTTCGGGCCTGGTGGCTCGGGGGTTGCCTACCCGACGCCTCGGCCGATCGACCCCGGCCCCATCTTCGGTGGGCAGCCGGTCCACCTGCCGATCCAGGTCCTCGGCGGGCGGCCGATCCACCTGCCGATCCAGTTCCCCGGCGGCTTTCGGGGAGGCCCGCCCTTCCACGGCGTCCCCGGCCCCGGCATCCACCCGGCCATCGCGCACGCGGCAGCCAGGCGAGCTGCGGTGCGGGCCCTGAACCTACGACGCAGGCTCTTCTAGGAGGCAGCCGTGCCATTGATGACTGAGCTGACCGACGGTGGTGGTGGCGGTCCGGCCAGCACCATGGATCTGCCGAACTGGCAGCCGACCCAGGCCTGGTACAAGACGCAGGTCACGAGCGAGCCCGGCTACCAGGCGTGGCAGACGGGTGCCGACGCGGCCCGCGTGACCGCAGGCATCAACCGCAAGGCGGCGATCCGGGCCCTGGCCGCGCAGTACGGCGGGCTCCCGGCGGGCTACACCGACGTGTACGGCGACCTCGACCCGGCCACGCTGGCGATCGACAAAGCCAACCCGAACTCGCAGCTCAACCAGCTCGCCGCGAGCTACGCCACGCAACAGCAGCAGCTCCAGACGGGTCTCGCAGCTCGCGGAGCGCTGCACTCGGGCGATCTCGTCTACGGCCAGGATCAGCTTGCAGGCCAGTACGCCAGCAACCTCCAGGACGCCGCCAACGCCTTCCTGGGGGCTCCGGGCCAGGGCGGGCTGCAGGGGGCCGTCGCGGACTACACGCAGGCCTACAACGACGCCTACAGCGGTCAGGGCGATGCGATCAACCAGGCGATCCAGGCGCTGGAGGCGCAGTACCCGGCGGGCGTCGGCGGCGACACGCAGGCCCAGCTCGACCCGAACTGGCAGCAGACCTACGGGATCCCGGTCTACTCGGCTCCCGACGGCAGCCTGTATCAGGTCGGGCCCGACGGCAACCTCGTGCCGTACGACAACTCGCAGAACCGCCAGCTCTCCGGCGGCGGCGGGGGCACGCCTGCACCTGCTCCGGGTCCGTCGAGCCAGTACCCGAGCGGCACCTACACGATCGGCGGCGTGACCTACGACGCCTCGACCGGGCTGCCGGTCGGTGCGAGCACGGCTCCGGCACCTCCGGCGGGCGGCTACTCCAACCTCGTCTACTACGGCGGCGGACACAAGCCGGGATTGGCGATGTTCTAGATGCCTCGCGGCATGGGCCCACCCCCGATCAGGTTCTACACGCCGAAGCAGCTCAACCGGCAGGCCAACCGCCAGGTGCGGCAGACGATCAAGGCCCAGCAGGCTCCGATCATCTCGGCCCAGAAGCTGTCCGACCAGCGGGCGGCGGCAGCCAGGGCAGCCATGCAGGGCTTCGGGCTGGCCGGGGCGGCGATCCTCAAGGACGCTGCCCCGCAGGCCGGGGACGCCTACCGCCAGGCTGCGGCGGAGGAGTCGGGGATGGCCAACGCCTTCGCGGGCACGACCGCCCAGGCCATGCAGCAGGACGTGGCCAGCCGCCAGGCTCTGATCGACCGGCTCGCGCCGGGCGGGCAGATGGTCGGGCAGGCCAACCCGCAGGCCGTGCAGAACTCGATGTACCTGGCGCACGGCTTCGATCCGGGGGCCTCCAACGAGGCGCTCGCGGCCAACGCGATCAACCTCGCCTCGGATCAGCCGGGGATCCAGGTCGGTCGCACGCAGGAGCAGATGCAGGGCTCGATCGTGCAGCAGGCCCAGGACGACCAGCAGTACACCAAGCAGATGCTCGACCTCGCGGCCACGGTGCCCCAGCTCCGCACCCAGATCATGCAGCAGCTCCAGGCCAACGAGATGGCCAAGCGGAGCGCCTGGATCCAGCAGCAGGCACAGAACTCGCTGACCGGCTACCGCAACGCGCAGGTGCGCCAGTCGAACGCCAGGATCCAGCAGGGTAACGCCCGGATCGCCCTGCAGGCTGCGAACCTGCGGCTCTCGCAGGCCCGAGACCGGCAGGCGGTGCGCCAGCAACTGAGGACGGGCAAGCGGATCGACTCGGCAGCCTCGCACGCCGCGGGCTACCTGATCGACCGCAACGGCGATCCGATGCTGAACGGCAAGGGCCAGCGCATCCCGGTCTACTCCAGCTCAGGCGGTGGGGCCGGTGCTGGCTCCAAGACGGGGCCGGGCTCGACCTCCTGGAAGGAGGCGTACCGCTACGCGCAGAGCACCTACGTCCAGCCGATGATCACCGGCACCAACACGCCAGACCCGACCTGGAAGGCGACCCCGTACCCGCGAATGATCCGCTACCTGCGGGGCTCGTACGGGCTCACCCGCGGCCAGGCCGTGAAGCTGCTGCGCGGCATGGGTATCAAGCGCACCACCAAGCGGGGCTAGATGCCGCACGTCGAACAGATCGCTCCGAATCTCACGCCTCGGATGCCTCGCGCACCTCGTGCGCGTGCTGTTCGCCGGGCCATGACTCCCCATCCAGTACGTGCTCCGGCCCCGCGTCTGCCGGGGCTGTCGACTCCTTCCTGGATGCCGAGGCTGCCGAGGCCTCCGCGCCCGCAGCCGATGACGCCGTCCGGCCACATCGTCGGCCAGCACGACGTGCAGCGCACGAGGCAGCTCGTGGCCAACCGCAACGTGGTCGGGATGCAGCAGCGCCTGATCCGCTCGGGCTACAAGATCGCCGCCGACGGCGTCTGGGGCCCGCAGTCGCAGGCTGCGTTCAACCACTACGCACACACGCTCGGCCACTACCAGGCCCAGCAGTGGAACGCCAAGACCAAGGCGCTGGAGGCTCACCCTGTCCACGCCAACACGCAGGAGCTGCTGCAGCACTTCGGCTTCGCCGGAGCGACCGCGCTCCGCCGCCAGGCCAACCAGGCCTACCAGGCCCGCACCTTCAACCAGGAGATCGTGCTCCGCCACCCGACGCCGCAGCGTCCCGGCCTGACGCGCTACCAGGGCCGCAACTACGTCACCCATCTGGTGCCGACGCGCTACGGGCAGAGCGTCGTCGTCGGCGGTCCGTCGCACCCGAGCGCCGTCGGTCGCTTCTTCGGCGGGCTCGGGCATGCGATCGAGCACGCGCCGGTCGACCTCTGGCGGGTGACCGGGGGCAACCTGATGGCCCAGGGATTCGCCGGAGCCTCGCTGCACGGGAGCCAGGAGGAGGCCAACCGCCAGATGCGCCTGACGCGAGGAGCCGCCTCGGGCATCGGGGAGTTCGTCGCTCCTGCCGTCTTCAAGCCGATCGAGGGCAAGGCCGTCCACCCGATGGACTTCGTCAACACCGGCCTGGCTCTCGGTGCCGGTCCGCTGCGGCTCGCCGGAGCCGGTGTCGAGACCGGCATGGCCGCAGCTCGCGTCATGGAGGCTGCCAGGGTCGCTGAGGCCGCGGGCGAGACCGAACAGGCGGGCAGGCTGTATCAGGTCGCCAGGGCCGTCCGTGCGGGCGGTGCGGCGGGAGCCAAGGCCTACCAGGAGAACGAGGGCCTGATCCGGCCGTTCCTCGACCGCACCTCGCTGTCGAGGACGACTCGCGCCTTCGGGCGCATGCCTGCGATCCAGGAGCGCTACGCCAAGATCGAGGAGGACCTGCGGGCGGGCAAGATCGGTCGACTGGAGGCCGCGAACCGCAGGCGGGCCATCCGCCAGATCCTGATCAACTCGTCCAAGGAGGCCGGGCTCGGGTCGCTCGGGCTCGCCAGGAAGCTCGTGCCGAAGGAAGAGGGGCTGCCGCCCGAGCTGCATCCCGAGTCGCTCTACCAGCACGTCCCGCCGACGCTGTCCGGTGCCGAGGATCTGCCTGCCCGGCTGCGGATCAAGGGCCTGACGCCGAAGGTCTACAACCTGATCAAGCGCGGAGCCGAGTACCGCGACTGGTACCAGCGCGGTGCTGCCGTGATCAAGGACTTCGCGGAGCGCACGGGGCTGAGCGACAAGCAGGCAGCCGGAATCGTGGCCGTCACCTCCCAGGGGGCGAACCCGACCTTCAACCTCAAGCGTGCGGCCGAGGCTGTCGCCGCCGTGAAGCGGGGCGAGGACATCTCCGCCTCGATGCTCGGGGGCCAGTACGAGAAGGTCAAGCACATCATCGAGAACCCCGAGACCTTCGACTGGTCGGGCGTCAAGACCAACAACTACTTCGCCAACTTCTACAAGCACCTGAACCCCAAGGACTACGCGGCGATGTACGGCGAGGACGCCAAGCACGCCACGATCGACCGGCACATGGCCCAGATGTTCCTGGGCAAGGAGTCGCCCACCCCGGCGCAGTACGAGCGGCTCAAGGACGTGATGATCCGCACGGGCGAGGCGCTCGGCTGGTCGCCGGAGGAAGTCCAGGCTGCGGCCTGGGTGCCGTGGAAGGCGCAGCAGATGGGCGTCACCCAGGAGGTCAAGGCGTTCCTGCGCGAGGCTGACAAGACCGGCGTGCTGCCCGAGCACCTGCAGATCCCAGAGCACCTGCGCGGTGTCAAGCTGACCAAGGAGATGAAGAAGCTGCACGCGGCCCGTGCTGCCTGGGCCCGCGAGCAGCTCACCGGCACGCTCCCGGCTGGCTGGGAGAAGCACCTCGGCACCGCGGCCGACGCCTACGAGCGCGGCCAGGCCCTGTACCGGGCTCCCGAAGGCGAGCACCCCGGAGCCGGGACGTGGCTGTACCAGCACGAGAAGGGCGCAGCCGACCAGCACACCTTCGACAGCTCGGTCGCCCAGGTGCATTCCGAGATCCGGCCGGACGAGCAGTTCTGGCCCGAGCGGGCGCAGGCCTTCGACAAGATGTCGGGCGAGGAGAAGATCCAGTACGCCCGCCTGACCGACCAGGCGATCGGGCACGAGTTTGAGGACGCGCTCGGGATGAAGGTCGCAGGCAAGCGTGCGGGCCAGGGGATCTGGCGCGGCCAGTACGCGCCCGGCATCGCCCACCACGTCTACGTCGGGGACGAGGTCACCTCGGGCACCGAGGCCGAGCTGAACGCGCTCGCCTCCGCCAAGGGCATGGCCAAGCACCAGACCTCGGTGAGCTGGGGCAGGCCGCTCAAGCCGAGCGAGGGCCAGTACCGGGGCATCCACTGGAACCCGCCGGAGGGCGTCGACCCGGCCGCGCTCTCGGCCGAGCTGGACCAGAAGCTGGGCGAGGGCACCGTCGGCTTCATCCACGCGCCGGACGGCGGTTACTACGTGATCGACTTCAACGGCCGCTACGGGACGCGCTCCAGCGTCACCCAGGCCATCCGCGATCTCGGCGGCAGGCAGACCGACATCGGCTGGGACGGCGGCTACACGATCGACGCCAGGATCGCCAGGCAGGACGACTGGGGCCATCGCTACCAGGCCGCGCTCGACGCGCTCCCGGCGGAGCAGCGCTCCAAGCTGGAGCTGGCGCTGACCAAGGTGCGAGCCCGCACCGACGCGATCGACGAGCACTTCTTCGGCCGTCCCGGAGCCCGGATCGTGGACATCGAGGAGGCGCGTGCGCTGGCCCAGCAGGGCACGCACATGTTCCACGGCACCTCGGGGCTCAACGCCGAGCAGATCATGGCGGAGCGCCGCCTGCGGGTCGGAGACGCCCACCCGACCGCTGCCTGGATGACGGGCGACCCCGAGACCGCCGCGTTCTACACGGGCCCGTTCAGCCGCTCGGGCAACATCGTGGCGATTCCGAAGGATCAGATCCCCTTCGGCCAGGGCTACGCCGAGCACCCGCTGCAGCACTTCGGCTCGCCCGACGACGTGCTCTTCCAGGGTGCTGGCCGGTACGACCACCTGTCGCTCGACGAGCTGCACGCCCGCCACGACGAGATCATGGGGCGCTACGAGCGCATGATCGACGAGCTGGCCAAGGGCGAGGGTGTGCCCGGCGACTACAAGAAGCTCACGGCCTACCAGAACGCCACGGCCAAGAAGTACTTCCGCCGCACCGGCAGGCGGGCTCCGACGGTCAAGGAGATGCTGCGCGAGCGGGCCGAGACGCGCTTCCAGGACGTGATCGACGCCAACCCGGAGCACCCGCACGTCGTCGCTCACCAGGCCGAGATGGACGAGGCCAACGCCCTGCGCAAGGAGATCTACAAGCGGCAGGACGAGCTGTTCCAGCAGCAGCAGCCCGACAACATCAAGGGCTACTACCAGCGCCTGCCCGGCGGCACCGGCCACATCCACGAGACACACCTGGCCGACGTGGGCACGGTGCAGCACGAGCTGATGCACCACATTCGGCCGTACCTGACGCCGGAGATGGAGCAGACCGCCCGCGAGGCTGCCGGGCTCAAGCCGGGCGAGGCCTGGACGCGGGACGCCGAGGAGCGCTTCGCTGACGGCTGGCTCACCTACCTGCACGAGGGCAAGGACGTGCCGCGCAACTGGAAGGACATCCTGAAGACCCTGACGCCGGAGATGCGCCGGGCCTACAAGGTCGCTGACCTGCCCGAGATCTCCGACGCCGAGCGGGCGATGTACAAGACGCTGGGTGGGCACGACCAGTCGTCGGCCATCGGCCAGATGCTGCTGCGCAACACTCGCGCCGCCTCCCGGCTCGGCTCGGACGAGAGCTACCGGCCGAAGGGCGCACCGCGCACGCACGAGGAGGCGCAGGCCCACATCGCGCAGGTCAACGCCGCAGCCGAGCACGAGGGCTACGGGACGAAGACCGTCGACATCAAGCACATGAAGCCGGGCGAGACGACCGAGCTGACCGGCGGACCCGAGGGCGAGCGGATCAGGGCCGTCATGGCCGGGCGCGTGCTCGACAAGGAGAAGATGGGCTCGTACGAGCGCACCGGAGCGGCGATGGACGTGCGCTCGACGAGGCAGGCGATCAAGGAGGCCGAGTCGCTGCGGAGCCCGGAGCGGGCCAAGCGGCTCGCCGCCCGTAGGGGCGCGTTTGAGAGTGCCGGAGGCGGGCTCCAGGGCTACTACGCGGGCAAGGCGGAGCTGCGCGGCCTCTACCCGACCGTCGACCTCGGCCAGACGCCCGGCCTGAACCACGACGCCGTCGACACGCTGATCAACCTGATCGAGAACCACCCGGCGCTGGAGGGCCGCGACTTCACCAAGGTGCGGGCCCAGGACGCCCTGCTGAAGGTGGTCAAGGGCGAGAAGATCCAGCGCAACGAGCAGGGCCTGCTGGAGCGGATCTTCGGCCGCGAGCTGCGCCCGAACACGCTGCGGGCCTTCGCCCGCAACATGGGCTGGCGGGACTGGTCACGCGAGCTGATCAACCTGCCTCGCTCGCTGATGGCCACGCTCGACCAGTCGGCCATGTTCCGGCACGGGATCATGACGATGGCCCACTCGCCGGAGATCTGGGCGAAGCAGTTCGGGCCGATGTACAAGGCGCTCTTCTCGGCCACCTCGGCCGAGGAGTGGGACAAGGCCCTGCAGGAGTACCGCACCTACGCGATGGCCGACAAGGGCGGGCTCGCCCACACCAACATGGGCACTGACCCGCT